GAGCAGCGCGCCACCATCGAAGCCCTCGTCCCCCGCCTGGAGCCGAGAGAGGTGCACGAGGGCGCACACCTCAGGCAGGTCGGCGTTCCCGGTCTTGACGAGCGACACGAGGTCGCTCGGCGTCTTGCCGTGGAGCATCCGCACGATGGCGACCTGTCGGGCGGTCACCTCGGCGATGCGGACGGGGTACTCGTCGTCACCCACCGTCACGAGGTAGGCCGGGAGGGTAGCGTCGGACATTCAGGCTCCTTGGGAGGGGAAGGTCTTGCCGAAGAACTGCGCCAAGTGCGGCGCCGAGAACGTGATCCAGGCCGCGGCATGCGACGTCTGCGGGAAGACGTTCGGGCGGCGGCCGAGCACAGAGCCGCCGAAGCCGAAGGGGAACCGGCTGGTCGGGTGCTTGACCCTCCTGCTCGGCCTGTTCCTTCTGACCTACGCGGTGTCGATCGCGATGCGCTAACGCATCTGCGGGAAGGCGCGCTTGAGCGTCGCCATCGCCGCGGCCTCGATCTCACCGAGGAACCGCTCTTGCCCGTCAGCGAGCGCGTCGTTGACGCCACGCGGGCCCTGGCCGCGCACGCCGACGGGCCAGTTGTTGCCGACCCATGGGGGGTTGTTGCGGAACCGGGCGAACGCCTCGCGGCGAGCGGGGACGATCGGCGACCGACCCGGCGTCTTGCCGTGCCCGGGGGGCGTGTAGTGGCCGGCGAGCCAGCCCGTCGGCCCCTTCGTGCCGTACACCGGGGCGAGGGCAGGCATCGGCGTCGTGGAGGTCGGGACCATGCCGCCGACTCGCACCCGTGCGGCGCTGGCCGACGCGTTGCCCCGGACCCCACGGGCGGCACGGGCGAGCTGCCTGCTGCCCCCCTTGCGCATCTCCTCGCGGCTCAGGGCCGCCGCGGTGTTCGAGATGGGCCGGTACGCCTTGCGCAGTTCGCCCCTCCAGTGCTTGTCGGTCGACAGCATCTGGAGGGCCTTGGCGAACTGCGCCGGCGACATCGACGGGCCGGCCATCAGGTCAGCCAGCCCTCGGGGTAGGAGATGCTGACGTGCCGCAGGCCGACCGACTGGAGCGCCGACACGAGGGCTGCCTCCACGTCACCGACGGGCGGGTGGTCCGAGTCGAACAGGACCACGATCGCCGGGGTAGGCGGCTGGGCGGCGATGTCGATGCCGAGCGTGACCGAGCGACCGCGTGGAGCCATCAGAACGTGGTGTCGGAGGTGACGTAGGTGATGGTGCAGGCCGGATCGGTGCCGTTGTCGAGCACGGCGAAGGGCAGGTTCTGCATCGTCGATCCGCTCACCTGGAGCTCGGGGTCCTCGCCGGTGAAACGGATGGCGGGGATCTCGATGGTCAGGCTCGGGTAGGTGCTGCCCTCGATGGCGACCGGCCCCTGCCAGTCGGCCTCGAGGCTGAACACCGTGCCGGCGACGAACGCCGAGTAGTAGGTGGGCGACTGGTAGCGCCAGTTGATCGTGCCGGTCGGCTCGGGGGTCTGGGAGCGGGTCGGCTCGTGGCGGCCCGTGCCGCGCTTGATGCACCACTCCTCGACGTCGAGGGCGTTGCCGAGCGTCAGGCCGAACGAGTCGACACACTCCGTCGCCGGCGACCCACCGTCGGGCGTGAGGGTGATCTGGGCGTCACGCCACGAGTAGGTCCAGTCGGGAACGATCGCCGTCGGCGTGCGCGACGGCGTCGGGGTCGTCAGCGTGGCCTTGGCGTAGTCCATGCCGAACACGAGGGCCAGGTGCCCGTCGTTGCTCTGGGTGACCTGGAGCTCGGTGACCTTGCCGCCGGTGTAGGTGAAGGCGTCGAGGGTGCCGTTGCGCCGGTCGCGGTAGATCTCGGTGGTGAGCGACCGGCCGATCGGCGGGCCGCCGGCGCCCCAGGTGAACACCTGCTCGTAGGCGTCCCCGCCAGGAACGAGCTCCTCGCTGGCGGCCGTGGTGGCCGCGGCCCGCAGGAGGATCCCGAGGCCGTTGGCGTAGCCGAGGGTGGCCAGGGTGCCGGTGGCGCCCTTGTTGATCAGGGTCATGTCGAGCATCGACGGTGCCGACGCTGCCGGCCGGATCGTCGGCGTCGAGAGGACGTCCTGGCGGGTCTTGTGGCCATCCGCGGTGACCGGCAGCTCCCGGTACCCGGAGGCCGGCGCGGTGTCGTAGACGGATTCGGTTGCGACGAGGACGTATCCGTTGCTCACGGCGTGGTCTCCTTGGTCTTGGGGGCTGGCTTGGGGGCGGGCGGGGATGCCCATTCGTCGGGCGACAGGAGAGCCGCCTCGTCGTTGGTGACCTCGACGGGCACGCCGCGCTCGAAGGCGAGGCGGCGGCCGGGGAGGATGACCCGGCCGCGACGGAGTGGGCCGGTGTAGATGCGCTTCGCCATGACGTCTCCTAGAGGTCGGCGGTGCAGGAGATCTCGAACTCGGCCCAGCCCTGGATGGTGTCGCCGCCCATGAGTTGAGGGTTCGAGTGGAACGGCCCATCGACGCCGGCGATGGTCACCGAGGAGGCCCGGGAGTAGGTCGCCGCATCAGCCGACGGCGGAACGTCGGGGTGGTTCAGGCGCCGGCAGTCCCGCAGGACGACCCCGAGGCGAGCGAGCTGCTCCTCGACGGCGCGCTCGGCCTCGAGCCCGTCGGTGAAGCCCTTGAGCGTGATGGTGCAGGCGATCGTCCACCGGTCGACCGGAAGGTGGTCGGAGCCGATCGCCTCGGGGTCCTGGGCGCCGAATGACTGGCCGACGTACATGACCCGGTCCGGCTCGGCGTCGCCTGCCCACGTGTAGTGGACGTCGACGTCGGGCATGGCGTACTGGGCGATCTCGACGAGCCGGCGCTTGACGGCGGCGCGGATCATGCGAGCCCCGGGACCCGGTAGTCGGTGACGCTGTTGATCGCGTCGTCGACGGCCATGATCCCCGTGTAGCGACCAGCAGCCCAGTCGGCGGTTGAGGTGCGGTAGGACCACCCGGAGTCGTCTTGCCACGAGATGGCGTTGCGAGGTGCGTTCGCCTTCTCGGCGAGCGCACGAGCGCGGGCGAACTCCCGGCAGCCGCGGAGGATCGCCGGCGGAGGCGCATCGAGGCCGTGGGTGTAACCGATGGTGGCCCGCGAGCCCCACCAACCCCCAGCGTCAACCATGCCGAGCGACCCGTCGAAGGTGATGGCCTCGACCTGCTCGGTGGTCCATGCCTCGCCGTCGATCGACACGGAATCGATCGACACGATTTGGAGGTGCGGGAGCAGGATCGAGCACCGATCCGGGCGCGTGGTGAACGTCGCCTCGCGGTGCCGGTAGGCGACACCGCGGGCGCGTTCGGCGATGTCCTCGTACTCAGCGATCAGCTCAGCGATCAGCTCGTCGGAGTGGCGGCCGGCATCCGGCAGCACGGAGACGAGGTTTCGAAGGGTGTCGACGCTGTAGTACGGGTCGGCCATCGGGTCAGCGGGTCTCGCCGTCCGGGTCGGCCTTGGCCCTGGTGGACCGGCCGCGCTTGTTGGGGGACTCGACGTCCTCCTTGGTGAGGCCCTTGTCGGCCTCGATGGCGACGCGGCCGGCGACGGCGGCGCCCTGGGCGATCAGCGCCTCGGCCTCGTCGTCGGGGAGGTCGATCGTGGCGCCCCGGGGCGGCCAGGTGGCGCCGTCGCGGGTCCCTGAGATCTGCTGGTTCATCGTGACCTTCATGAAGGTCTCCTCTCGTTGCGATGGGGGGTGGGGCCGGCCGCTCCCAGCGGCCGGCCCCCGGGATCAGGTCGCGCCGCCCACGAACGCCTTGACGGCGCCGGTGGTGTCGACGAGATCGCCGTCGGTCCGGAGGATGAACCGGAACGACGCCATGTCGGTGTCCCAACGGGCGTGGTCCGACCGCTCCACCCGCACACCCGAGACGTCCCGGATGAAGTAGGTCGAGAAGTCGCCGAACAGCACCGAGCGAGCCGTGGTGGCGACGGCGGCCACGTTCTGCTCCGCGAACACCGGGCGGCCGAGCAGTTGGCCGGGCTCGCCGGCCTGGAGGCCGGGCTGCCACAGGTACTGACCGGTGTTGGTGTCCTTGAGCTTGCGGGCCGCGGCCAGCGTGGCGTCACGCATCATCCACGACGCGTTGACCCGGTACGGCTCGATCACCGAGTAGTACAGGTCGATCAGGTCGTCGCCGGTGAAGGCACCCGAGACCGACGTGGCGCCGGTCTTGCCGACGGTGGCCACCGAGGCGATGCCCTGCGGCTGCGTCGAGCCGTTGCCGGTGATGTTGTGGACGCTCGCACCGAGGCCGAGCGCACGGCCACCCTGGCGGGCCAGGAACGACTGGAGGTCGATGGCCGAGTCGGTCAACAGCTCCGAGGAGACGTCGACGATGAACGCGTACTTGTACGCGCCCAGCGACACCTGGCCGAACTGCGGATCCGACTCACCGATGGAGCCGGCCTCGGCCACGATCGACGCCGACGAGTAGCTCGTCGTCTTCGGGATGAGGAGATCCTCGCCCTTGTCGGTGGTGAGGACCGTCGCGCCGGCGCGACGGATGCTGGCGGTGTTGATGAGGTGCTCGTAGAGCTGGGCACGGAAGCTGGAGGCGACCAGCTCCTGGCCGTCGGTGGCCGTGCCCTTGGTGAGGTCACGACGCTCGGCGTCGGACGGACCGAACTCGTGGCCGCGGAGCTCGCCGCGGCCGATGGCCGCGAGGATCTCGCCGTCGGAGCGCTGGGCGCCCTCGGCCGGGCCGGTGGCGGGCTTGGCCGGGAACTCGGCGCGCAGCTCCTCGGCCCGCTTGTTGCGGGTCTCGAGGTCGGCGAGCTCGCCGATGCGGGCGTCGAGCCCGGACAGCTCCTCGTTGAGGGCCTGCCACTTGGTCTCGGCCTCGCCGGTCAGGGAATCGCCGGACCGCTCGACCTCGTCGAGGTGGGTCTTGGCCTGCTCCCACACGTTGGCCCGACGCTCGGTCAGGCGCTGGAGAAGATCGCTCACGACCTTGCTCCTTTCTCCGCGCACTGGGGCGCGGCGAAGAACCCGCTGGGCGGGTTGTGGACTGGTTGGGGGTGCGGCTGCTGGCTAGGCGGGCTGCTGGCGGGCGAGCAGGGCGAGACGCTGACGCGCCACCCACAGGCCAGCCGGTTCGGGTGCGGACGCGGCGGCCCCGGAGGGTGCGGCGTCGGCGGCCCGGCCGATCTCGGTCGAGCAGGAGCAGACGCTGTCGCGCAGCTCGGGTGCTCGGGCGAACAGGGTGCGAAGCTCGTCCTCGACCGACTCGGGATCGGCGATGAGGTCCGAGGCGATGCGAGCCCGGCGGTGCTCCTTCACGCCGGCGGCCCGGAGGGCAGCGTCGAGCGGAAGCAGCGAGCGGGCCGACGACGTGGTCTGCTCGAAGGCGGGGAACACGACCGGGCCGGTCTCGAACAGCATCCCCTCGAGGATCCGGCGCACCGGACGCTCGAGGCCGTTCTTGTCGGTCGGCTCGGTCCACTCCTCGCGCACAACCCGGAACCACACCGACGACCCGTCGATGTCGCCGCGGGCCACCTGGGCGTGGGTCGACATCGCGTTCGGGTCGTCCGGGTTGATGTCGACGTCGTACCAGAGGCCTTCGTCGCGCTCTTCGAGGTGGAGAGTGCCCGACTTCGTCCGGCCGAGGAGCCAGTTGGTGTCGTGGTTCTTCATGGACCGGATGTCGCCGGTCTTGATCGTCTCGGTCCATGCTCCCGGCTCGACGATCTCGTCGAACTGGTAGTACGACCCGATCGTGGTCGACTGGTTCGACACGGACCCGAACCCGGCGATGCCAGGGCCGGCGTCGTCGCTGGCGTCTCGGGCTTCGACTGGCGCGATGGCCTTGGGCACGCTGCGGGATTCCAGGCCGCCTGGGCCGAGCTCCTTGGCGAACTCGGGCGGCGCTTCGGTGCGGATGGTCACTGGTCGCCTCCTTGGGCGGTGGTGGCCTGCACGCTCGTTGCGTACGGCGGCCAGAGGGCCTCATCGCCACCCTCGGGCAGCGGCGGTTCGTCCTCGAGTGCCCGGCGCTCGTTCGGCGTGGCGAAGCCGCCCCGGATGGCGATGTCGTGCGCCCGGTACCGGGTCAGCAGGTCCGTGCGGAGGAGGGCGCCGCGTGCCGCCTTGACGTACTGGCCGCGCGGCAAGCAGGAGGTGAACAGCTCCTCGAGGCGAACGAGGTACGGGTCGACGGTGTAGGTGAGGAGGTCGACGGCGCGCTGCTCCCGGTTGGCGTAGGTCACCGAGGACTTCGACCCGGCGGACCCACCGATCATCTCGGCCGGGACGCCGATCACCCGAGCGACACGGCCAATGATCTGGTCCTCGACTTCGATCATCTGCGAATCCGACGGGTTGCCCTGGATCGGCGTGTAGGTCACGCCCCCGGAGAGCACCGCCGGCTCACGCTTCTTGCGGAGGGCCGCCATGAAGCGGTCCTTCATCGTCTGCGCCTGCTCCTGGGTGAGCGACTTGTCGACGGGCGTCGAGAGGATCGCGGAGGGGTGCGCTCCGTCACGGAACCACTCGGCGCCGTAACGTCGTGCGGCCTGGGCGAGCCCCCAGGTGTCGCGGTGGGCGTCGAGCGGAGACATGCCGAGCACCGAGCCGGGGCGGACGTAGCGGCCCGGTGAGTGGATCAGGCGTGACGCGTCGATCTCCCGGCCCGCATAGCTCCACTGCGGCCGAGCAGGAGGGGCCTCACGGCACGCCACCTGGGCCGGGTCGGCGACCTCCACCGACGTCGGGTAGCCAAGCCGGTCCTCGTCGATGACGAGCCCGTAGAGGTTCCCCCACAGTGCCTGAGACACGATCGCCTGCGCCTTCCACGCCACCGGGCGAACTGACGGCGACGGGTTCTCGAGGATCTGCGGCTGCGTGGGCAGCTTCGAGGCCACGCCATCGACGTCCCGATAGGCGTGGAACGGGACCATCGAAACGATGTCAGACAGCAGCCCAACGGCGCCGGCGACCGCGTCGAGGCCGATAACCGTCGCGAAGTCGACGCGTTCCCCCGTCAGGGAGGAGCGCGACGAGCCGAACGACCCCCACACGGACTCCACCGACAGGGAACGGCGCTCAGGGCGGAACAGCGGCATCAGCCTCGGACCTCAACGTGCAGGATCACGGCCAAGCCAGCCACGACGAGCGCAACCGGAACCGACAGCATCGCCACGCCGGCGACGACGAGCAGCACCCCGAGGACTTCGATCAGATCGTGCATCAGGGCCTCCTCACCACACCATTGGTTCGACGTCGTTCACCGGCAGCCGGTGGCCCCACAGGGCCAGCGACGTGGCGATGAACGGTCCGGCTGCTGTACGTCGGTCGATCCACCAGGACTCCCGGGTGGACTTCTTCTCTGCCGCGCCCACGGCCCGGTCCAGCACCGCCACCAGCTCGCCGACGGTCGGGTGCAGCACCTTCCCCTCAGCGGTGCCGAGGGTGATCGCCAGGGCGGCGAGGGACACGTCCCCGGACTTCGGGGTGAGCACCGGCACGCCGGCGGCTTCGAGATCCGCGCGAAACACCGCAGCCGGTGAGCGTTCGTCGATCACGACCCCGCGCGATCCCTGCTCCTCGTGGAGCTGCACCAGGCGTGGCACGACCCGCTCGGAGTCGGCCAGTTCTTCGACGAGCTCCACCGCTTCGATCAGTTCCCCGCCGTCGCCGGCGGCTGCGATCCATGCCCTCTTGAGGTCCGAGGTGACTTCGAGGGCGAAGGTCACCGGGTCGAGCAGTTCGAGGTCGTCGCGGCCGGCGGCGGCCCACACGGCCTGCGGGATCACACCCCAGGGCTGGTTCTCGACCCCGTCGGGCCACCAGGACAGCGCCTCACGGCAGAACGCCATCCACGCTTCGTCGGAGATCGCCACGTTGCGCTCGGAGTCGACCGTCTCCCAATCGACCATGTGCCCGAGGGCTGGGGTGGCGTCGACCACGGCCCGGTCGTCATTGCGGTAGGAGTCGACCGGCTGGTCGGGGTCGACCGACCACTCGGCCCAGATCGTGTGCTCGGATCCACCGGCCCGGCCGATGTCACGCCACGAGGTGAACACCTCGCCGTTGTCGGTCGGGCCCGGCACGGTGCCGCACCAGACCCGGAGCGGGTTCTTCTGCGCCCGGGTGGCGTAGAACAGCGCCGCCTTCGTGGCCTCCGAGCAGATCTGCGCCTCGTCGATGATGAGCCACTGGGGCGAGAAGCCACGAGCCGAGGTCGTCGAGCGGGCCATGAACCGGACCACGCAGGCGATCTCGTCGCCGCCCGGCTCAGTCATCACCGTGATCGAGGTGTCTTCGTTGGAGTGCCGGAACCCGACCACCCGGCCCGACGGCGCCCGCTCGATGAGGGCGTGCAGGTGCGGGGTCGCCTTGATGAGGTCCCGGAGCTCCCGGTACGCCTTCTTGGCGGTCTTCACCTCGTGCGCCGAGTGAAGGATCTCCTTCACCTCGTCGAACAAGAACATGCCGGCGAGCTCGAGCGCGTGCAGGATGCCGCCCTTGCCGTTCTGCCGTGCGACCAGGAACGCAGCGTCTCGGGCGACCCACCGGCCATCGGCGCGCACGCCGAGGATGTCGTGGATCAGATCCTCTTGCCAGGGCATCAGCCGGAAGGGTGAGCCGAGGTGGTTGGCCGACTCGCACAGGACGGCGACCTCGTCGGCCGCCGACCATTCGGCGAGGTCGGGGACGCTACGAACCCGCGGCGCCCGCTTGCCGTAGTCGGGCCTCGCGTGCTTCTCGGGCCGCTGCAAGAGGATCGACAACCGGACCCTCCTTCGAGGCGGGCGCCTTCTCGGCGCGTGCGATCGAGTCGATGAGCTGGCGGAGTTGGCCGGCGTGCATCCGGGCCTCGGTCACCGCCGAGTCGACCATCAGCACCGGCGGCGTCTCGGGGTCCTCGTACCGACGGACCCGACACCAGAGCTCGCCATCGCCGTCGAGCAAGCCGGCGAATCGATCGAGCCGATCCTTGATCCGGCAGGCCTCTTCGAGCAGGACCAGATCCCCAGGTGAGAGGTCCCGGCCATCGGTCATCTGCGCCCACAGGCGAGCGCCACCCTCCGCGAATCCTGACGACGGATCGTGCGGGGAGAGATCAGCGGAACAG